TCATGACGAGGGTTCGATTCCCTTCGCCCGCTCCAGATAATACAAGGCCCGCAGCCTTTTTCGGATGCGGGCCTTTTCTTTTGGTGACAGTTTTGGCGACAGTTGCCGCAGATCGAATGCAACCTTCAGGTCGATTGATGAGATGTTCTCGCCCTGCGGAATTGTTGCGGGTGTAGTCCCACAGATCATCAATCAGGCTCTGTTGGACTGTCGTACTCACCGTGTGAATTTCCTCGTTTCCGTGTGGCCAGTAACTCTCTGTACCGAGGCATAGCCAGCATTTCATCGGCAACCTCTGGCATACTTCCTCCGCTCTGAATACTGTATGTAAATACAGTATTCGAGCCATCTAAATTGTGATCCACATCCCCCGCACTGTTGACCTCTGGCATGCCGCTCTAGGCGACAAGCAAGCCCTGATGACTGCACCCGAATGGCACTGCGAAATGCTGCGCAGAGCTGCGGACAGTCTCTTATCTGCAGGTGATATCGACCGGCTGGATTATCTCGACATGCTTGACCTAGCGACCGGCGCGCTCTCGCATGCTCAGGAAGAACGTGTAGCGCAGTGGTTCCGACCGAATCGGACGTACCTGGTTCTGCTCGAAAGTCATGAGGTCGGGCAGATTGCGCGAGGGGCATTCAGACCTTCGGTACCTGACCTGAGTGACGGCCTGGTGCGATACGACGAGCGCGGCAAGCTCGTCATGCTGTATCAGCGCACTATCTATGCTGGGGACATCTACGGCCGCCGATGGGCATGCACGAATGGCCAGACCTACATCTTCACTGTGATCGGCTGCAGTTGGCAGGGCAGGGAATGGCGAGCGCTTACCGACCCAGAAGAATACCGCCTTGCGCAGGTCTTAGCCGAGCAAGCCGAGGAGAACGGGGAAACTGCAGTAGCCGCAACCTGGCGAGAGCGGCTTGAGGCATGCGAGCTACAGGCATGCAGAGAGTGCAAAGGACACTTCGCCTCTATGGACGAATGTCGTTTTTGCAAAGGCATGGGAGTAGTACGCATCCGACCATAGGCGACGCCCTCTGCAGAAGCGATCACAGCCTCAGATTGCCAAAAACTGTACATGCATACAGTATAATACCCCCTTAGAGAGTAGAAAAAACGTGGAGAACCATTGAAAAAACAAAAAGTCAACCCAACATAGATAGGCAGTGGTCATTTAGACAAATGCGCTTGGATTCGGCAGAAAAGCTGATTTTCTTGTAAGCAATAGCTTACAAAAACGGACTGACGAAAGGTTTGAGGCCCCGAAGAATCGGCCTTTCAGGTGAGAAATTGACTTTTTCCATTGGAGAAATAGGGCGAAAAAAACGATTTGCAAACTGAGCGAGATTGACGTAGCCCGGGCGGCTATACCATATTGGGGACGTGGAAGACGCGCTGATTGACAAACGGAAAGAAATCTGTAAAATCCCGCGACTTTTTTCAAATTCAGGTCGTCAAGGATGAACTCTCCGTCTGACTTCACCGTCGAACAAAAAAAGCAAGCTGTAGTAGCCCACCTGTACGATTCGCTGCTGCATGCTGCAAACCGTTTTCTGCACCAGGCGAAGAATTACTCGATCAGTGTGCTTCGCTTGGAGAACCCCACCTACGCTCAGATTGCAAAGCAGTTCAGAGAGGTGGCCGATCTGATCAATTTCCTGGCGCAGCAGGTCAATGACCCGCTCACCGGTGACAAGGCTCAAGAGTACATCCACTGCATGGAGGGCATAGCCAAAGCCATCGAGGATGACGACAAAGACGCCTTGGACACTTTTGTAAAACAACTTGACACGAGGCCTTTCCTGTGAAAAAGCTGACTGACTTCGAATTCGCCGCAACCGTTAAGCGTGCCCATTCGATCCTGAAGTCGATCGAAGCAAAACTGGACCGCACTGAGAAAGCGCTGGCTCAGCATGTTGCTTGCAAAAAAGCAGCTTGATCAGCGCCTAACCTGAAAAGCCCCGCTCATGCGGGGCTTTTCTTTTGTAGTATCACCCCCCGCCTGAACAACCAGCGCACCCATCTGATGGTGCTTCAGCGCTCGGCCTCATATGCTGCGACACCTGAGCCAACGACGATCCAGCCGTCCTGAGCCTGCGCGGTGTCGCAGATCGACACCTCGACAGATTGACCATCTTTAGGCTCCGCCGGCAGGATGGCCGCAGTCCGCCGGAGGTCGTTCGAGGCGGGCGCAAACGTACTTTCTGAACAGTGGAACGCCCATATTCCGTGCTTTCCAGAACTGCCTATCTGGCGGTCCAACTTCAGGGTCCACTTGCTTTTCAGCCGAATCACCAGCATTTCATGGCCTCAATGGAAAACGACTAGTGTACGCCCAAAAAAGCCGGCCAGTTGGCCGGCATGACAGGCTATATCCCGACGAACAAACCGCCGAGGGCGGCAGGCTCCCAGTTCATGATCACCAGCTCGCCAGTGACCTCGGCCGAGCCTTGTCGCTGGTTGGTGTTGCTGTAGCGGATATCCAGGCGCTCCATATGGAAGCCTTCGAACACCCGGCGGATATCTGGATGGTCATTGATGCTGACCATTACCTTCCCCTTGCAGCGGCGCATGAAGTCGGCCATCCGCTCGTACTCTTCGAACAGGAAGTCCACGCCGTAGCCCTCGGTCTGCCAGTACGGCGGGTCCATGTAATGAAAGGTGTGCGGGCGATCGTAGCGCTCAACGCACTCAAGCCACGGCAGATTCTCAACATAGGTTCCCGCCAGCCGCTGCCATGCAGCTGACAGGTTTTCCTCGATGCGCAGGAGGTTGACGGCCGGGCCTGTTGTCGCGGTGCCGAACGTTTGCCCGCTGACCTTACCGCCGAAAGCATGGTGCTGCAGGTAGAAGAAACGAGCGGCCCTCTGAATGTCGGTCAACGTCTCTGGTCGTGTCATCTTCTGCCACTCGAATACCTGACGCGACGAGATCGCCCACTTGAACTGGCGCACGAACTCCTCAAGGTGATGCTTCACCACCCGATAGAGGCACACGACATCGCCGTTCAAGTCGTTCAGCACCTCAGTCTGAGCAGGAACTGGACGCAGAAAGTACAACGCCGCACCACCGGCGAAGGCCTCGACATAGCACTCATGGGGCGGGAAGAGAGGGATGAGACGGTCGGCAAGGCGCCGCTTTCCGCCCATCCAGGGGAAAACAGGACTGGTCATATTGCAAGCCTTTACTGTATGAATAAACAGGTGTTAGGCTCCGCTCGCTTCGTGCACGAGGCAGGAGCCTGGGCTGGGCTTGCAGGGTAGGTCTGCAGGTTCAGCGACCGCGACGATGTGACAGCACCGTTGCGGTCGCTCCTTCTATTTGCACGCCGCCACGGCGGCCTTGAGTTCCTCCTCGTATCCGATCCTCTGCCGGCGTTCCGCAAGCAACGCGCGCACCTTCACTTGCAGGTCGTCGTCTCTCCGCAGCCCCGCCGTGGCCCACGCCGGCTCTGCTATATCAGGTGCACGACACGGCACCTCAATAGGCACTTCCACGCGCACCGTTCGCGGCTCAGGCTCGACTTGGCCGGCGCATCCCGCCAGCGCAACCACCACGAGCATCAGCACCACCCTCATAGACCCAACTCCTGATCGATCACCGACGAGGCGGCCGCACACTCCTCACCGGCGCTTCGCTGACTCAGCAGGCGATGGGCTGCTGCATAGTGCTCGGCAGCCTGCTGTCGTCCCTGCTCCAGCGCCTGGGCTGCCTCTCTGGCGCGCTGCTCACCAGCCTGACGCAGCGCGGCAATCTGCCTGCCCTGCGCCACCACTGCGGACTCCAACTCTCCTCGGGCGGCATGGCAGGCAACCAGATCAGACCGCGCGGCATCGAGCTGCGGCCGGTAATGCTGCGCGCCGAGCTGGACACCGCCAGCGGCACCGAGGCCAACCAGCAGCAGGCAGGCCAGCATGATCGAGACAATGCGGGCCGAGATCACGACAGCACCCTCTTCGCCCGCTCCCACAGCGCCATGCGCTCCGCCTGGCCGATGAGCCCACCGTTGATCCGGCGGGTGATGGCGGCGAACTCGCCTCGGTCGGCCAGTTCGTTCAGGCCGTGCGTCGACCACCACCAAGCTGCGGAAAGCGCCGCCCACTCCGGCTGTTCGAGTAGTTCCGGTTCCACCTCCAGCGGCTGGTCTAGCCCGCCGGCAGCGGCGCGGTAGTTCGCCCGGCCGGTGATCTGCAGCAGTCCGCGCCCGCGGTACCGCCAGCCGTCGCCGGATGCCTCGTCTCCGTTGCCATTGCGCGAGGCATAGGTGTTGTTCGCGATAGCCTGCGGATGCCGCGCCAGGTTCAGAGCCAGAGCGTTCGGCTTGCCGTCGGCGCCGCGATAGCGGCTCGGCCATGTCGCCGCCAAGCCTTGGGCGCTGTAGTTGAGGTTCTCCACCAGCCGGGTCAACTGACTGCTTTCGTGGCCGACCTGAGCGAGGAACGCCGCGACCCGCACCGGCGCGGTAATGCCGAAGCGCTCCATGGCTACGTTCAGTGCGGGCACAAAAAAGCCGGCGCGATGGCCGGCGTTCGGAAATATCTGCAGCAACTGCTGCTCGGTAATCAGCATCGGTGCTCTCCAGTAACGTTAATGCTCTGCTATCGGTAGGCGTGAGGGGGTTCCGGTTTGCTATCGTTCGCCTGCCAGGTAGGAGGCGAACCACGATGAATAAACGGATGTTGCCCGGGCTGCGCGCCCATGTTGATCAGCTTTTGCGCGATGGCTGGTGGATCTCCGCACGCGATCCGCTCACCTTGAAACGCGGGTCCGACCGCCTGCAGTGCCTGGACGGCATGCTGGTCGGATCGGCTCAGTCAAACCTCGATATCGAACTGGGGGAGCTGCGGCGCCGGCCCGGTCACCAGGCCATCGCTGATGAACGCCATCTGCCCGGCCGGCACCGCCGTGCCCCGAGCCGCGATCACGACGTTGTTTCGCAGACGGACGCGGCAGGTGCCGGCGCCCTCGTCGACGTCGATCACCTCCCCCACCGTGCGCGCGCCGCCCGGTAAGAGCCCGATGAACCGACGCCAAGGGTTGACCGTCGCCATCAGGAACCTCCCGGATAGTGGCGCTCGATGCGCAGGGTCTGCCACACGCGGCTAGCCCCCACCCCCTCGGCCGAGATATCGGTGGCCAGGCAGAGACCGCGCCACGTCGCCTGTTCGTCCCTCACCTCGACCAGCATTCCAGGCTGCACCAGGCCCGGTACTCCATCATCCTTCTGGAAAAGCGGGATGCGCCGCGTCTCGATCGCCTGGTTACCGCCCTTCGACAGCTCGCAGATCCCGCGCGAGCGCGCCACCTCGGTGCCGGTCATCCAGTCCTCCATGACGTCGGGCGCCGACTCCTCGCCGGCGGTACCGGCGCGCCGCACCTGCACGCTGACGCCGTAGCTGGTCCCGCTGACGTAGACGAAATTCCATGCCGGCTGGGGACTCCACTCGCTGCCCCACTCGGCGACGATGGCCGCCGGGATGATCCGGTCGGGAATCGCGATGTCCCAGTACCAGGTCGCCTCCCGATACCGCGGCAGGATCGTCACCGAGTCGTCCATCAGGCCCGGCCGGACGATGCCGCCGGCGACCTCGGCCAGCTTGACGATGACCTGCATCGGCGTCTGATCCTGATAGCTGAAGGCGCCGGCCGGCAGCGTCCAGTCCGGCGGCCCCATGTTCTCGACGTCCCAGGACACTGAAAAGCCGGTGTACTGCAACTGGTCGTCGACAACCTGACGTGCGTTCAGCGGCGCCGTGTTCACCGCGCTGCGTTTCGGCGCATAGGGCGCGTCCAGCAGTTGGGTGCGGCTCGCGCCGCTGATTGTGTAGCGCTCGCTCGGATGCTTGCCGCTGCCGCTGTAACGCTCGACCAGAAACCGCCAGGTCCAGCCGTTGATCTCCAGTTCTACCGTCTTCGGCCCGTTGGCATCGGGCGCCGCCAGGTCCAGCGAGGTGCGTCCGAACAGGTCAGCCGAGAACGACCAGGCGAACGAGTCGATATCCAGGCCGATGCGAATGCTGGTCGCATCCAGCGGCGTGCGACTCGGCAGCACCACCAGGGTGACCGTGTTTCCTATCATGTAGGTCTCCAGTATCTCGGGCTCGGTGGGTGGATCTATCGGCACCACCGGCCCCGGATAGTCAGGGTAGATAATGCCCGTCGGCACCGGATCGGTCGGCCGCCCCCATGCCCAGGGAATCCGCCGCAACGCATCGAAGCGGGTCGGACTGCCGTAGCTGCTGCGCGCCCCGGCGTCCACCGGCCGGATACCACGGACCGGCGCCACGTAGCGGAAATCGAAGAACACGTCGGGCGTGTTCGCTGGGGTGTAGCGGATCGGGCCGAAATTGAAGTCGAGCAGGCCGGTCGGGATGTAGAGACTGGCACGCCTCTCCGAGAGCGCATCGCGGAAGCGGTCGAACTCGGCCGAGCGCCGCCAGCCGGGCGGACGGCCGGCGTCCTTGGGCGACGGGCGCGGGTTGTAGATCAGCGACAGGCGCCGATCACGCGGGCGCAGCGTCCGATCCCAGCCTAGCTCTCTCTCCACGTCCAGCACCCGGGTACTGTCCCAAGCGCTGCGGGCTGCCGCGTTGCGCTGCTCGGCGTGCTCCCAGCCACTCCCCCAGCCCGCATCACGCACCGGTACACCGGACCAGCCACTGGCGCAACGCCGTGCCAGGGGCCGGCCGGAGCCCCACAGCCCGGCGCTACTCGCATCGGCAAGCACCAGGCGCTGCCAGCGCAGCGGGACGGCGCGCACGGAAAGCAGCGCCGCCCTCTGCCAGGGGGCGCCGAAACTCGCATTGATCATAGAGCCTCGACAGGAAAGGGCCCGTGGCTGAGCGGGCGGTAGTAACGCGTCGCCTGCAGACGGGCCGTGCCGACCTGGCGGCTGGGGTTGTCGCCCTCGATCGGCCACCACTCCGGCTCAGCCACCGGCAGCACCCCGGCCTCGGTCACCTCGTAGAGCCAGCCAGAGAAGATCGTCGGACGCACGCGCTGGCCCAGGCTGACGGCGAGACGCGGCTCGAACACCGCGCCCCAGTCATCCAGCCCCATCGCGTAAGTGGTCCCGCCGGCCGTCACCTCCAGAGCGATCTCGGCGCGCCCGGACTCGGCCGTCTGCCCCACGCCGGCCACCCGCCATTCGCCATCGAGCTTGCGCTCGATGACCACAACCTGGCGCGAGGCCGCACCGCCGTCGACCGTGACGACCGCTCGCACCTTCGCCGGGTCGGTCGGATCTCGACCGCCCGAGCCTTCGGTCAGGTCATAGGACAGCAGGCGCGTATCGGCATCGAGGACCGGCCAGCGAATGATCCCCAGGCGCGGGTCACCTTCGTCGGTGACCTGGATCACGAACTGTCCGCGCAGGCCCGATGCCTCGAAGCGCTGCACCGTCTCGCCCTCGTAGACCTGAAAGGTCGCCGTCATCGCGGTCGCGGTGACCACCGCCCCGCGATACAGCGTGGCGATCTTGCGCGCCGGAGTCTCCTCCCCTTCGCGGGTGACCTTCACGGCGAGGGTCTGGTAGATCGCCTGCCCGGCCCCCGACCAGGCGACTGCCACCGGCGGGCGAAGGGTCTTCGGCCCAATGCCGAACCGCTGCAGCCAGGTATCGGGCCGGATCTGGACCGGCGGCACCACCTGCAGCATCAGCGCGCTCATGCTGGCCACCACGCCGGATCCACAGACAGGAACCAGAGCCCCCAGCGGTCCATATGCACATGGTAGGTCTTGCCATCCATCTGGACTGCCTCCGCCACCGCCGTTGCGCCCAGGGACAACCCCAGCCGCTCCAGCAGATGTCCGTGGCGGTAATGGCCCAGGATCGGGTCGAAACACACACCCTTCAGGCGGCCGACGTAGTTCGCGCCATTCGTCACATAGGGCTGCTGCATCCGCCAATAGGGTGGGTTCTCTCCCTCCGTCCGGTCGTAGTAGGTGCTCTGATACTGCATCTGGTCCATCAGCGCTCCCACGCTGGGACCGCCACCCTGGATAATCTCTCCCGAGCGCTGGTCACGCAGCGAACTGAAGCCACTCCCGAAGGACCAGTTTCGGCTGTACCCCGTTGTGTTCTGGTAACCCTGGGCACCGCCGACGGCAATAAACCCCTGAACGCCGGAGGCGCCGCTGAAGCTCTCGTACTGCCCGACGTAGAGGCCGAGCTGGTACGCCTCGCTCGTGTTTTCGTAACCGGTGGATTGGAGGACGCAGAAGATGAACGTCTCGGCGTCCGCACAGATCTGCCAGTACGTCGCATGGTTCCAGTACATGTACCCCAGGTAGATGACATGAGCGTCATTGCTGGTGGGATTGGTGTCCGCCGACCAGGTACGTGACCGCGTATTGACGCCCTTTGGGAGCGGAGTGCTGATATCCAGCATGCCCTCATGCACATAGACTGCGATGTAGTCGTTGACGCTGCCGCTACCGGTTAAGTGCCTGTAGAACGTCACCTGCGCGCAGTTGGACGCCGGGGCCAGAGTGATGGCGGTGTCGAACTCGCTTACCACGGTCCACCCTGCCGGTGGCTTGTTGCCGTAGCCATCGACCAGCGCCGCGCGCAAGTAGCTCTTGAACTTCTGGAACGGCGTCACCGCCGACGGGAAGAGCGCCGGTGGTGCGCCGGCGTCCCGATAGCTGTACTGTCGAGCGGTCATCAGTCCGCGTCTCCTCTGATCTGCAGGTGGAATTCATCGTCCTCGACGGTGCCCTTGCCGCTGAGTACCGTCCGCACGATCCACATCGGCCCCAGGCACGAGTCGGTGTTGAAGCGCACCGCGTTGCCGGCCGCCCAGCCACTGCCCCAGCCTTCCTTGCGGATGGTGAAGTACGGCGTGTTCGTCTCCGGGTTAATCGGCGCCGTGTCGGTGGTGGTAGTGCCGTTGGCGATGACCCCCAGCTTCTCCTCCACCACGCTGAAACTGGTCGAGGAGTTGAACACCAGCGCCCACTTCGCATCGATCGCACCGCGGTTGGCGATCAGCGGCGGATAGGCGAGGCTGTTGTAGTTGGCGGTGGTCCCGTCGCCCTTGGGCTCGTCGGTCCAGTTCGGCGAGCCGATATCCCAGGTCCGCTGGGTGAACCAGTGGTGCAGCCGCGCCTGCAGGTCGCCCCAGCTCAGCGCACTGGACGCCAGCGTTTCGCCCGCCGGCAGATCCCAGGGCAGCGGCGAGGAGATTCCCAACTCGCCGTTCACTTGGACCTCGGTGCAGAGGGTCATGTGCTCGACCCGGTCACGCACCACCAGCGGCAGGGTCAGCGGGTTGCCCTCGGCATCCTGCAGGACCAGCGGGTTGGCCCATGTCACCCGGCCGCGTTCCAGGTCGACGCTGTAGCCCGCCGAGGCCAGTTCCACCGCGTTGGCGTCCACCACCTTGATCTCGGCCTGCTGGTCGCGGCTGAGCTGCAGCACGCCCCCGGCTTGAGGACTCGGCACCGTGGTCTCGGCGGTATGAGCAACCACCATCACGTCGCCCTCGCGGAACACTGGCACCCGCCCGTCCGCCGGCAGTCGCACCGGGTCCAGGCCCAGCAGGGTGGCGTCCAGCGGCAGCGAGGTGAAGACGACCGCGTTGTAGCGCAGCAGCAGCGGAATCACCGGGATATCGCTGGCCCCAGTGGTGTCCTCCAGATTGCTGGTGAAGCGCAGCCGGACGATGCCGGTCACGATATCGACGCTACCCTTGATCACCGCGCCATTGAGCTTACCGTTCGCGTCCGCCGTGGTGGTCACGATCTGCGCGGTATCCAGGCGAACCGCCGTCACCTGCAGGCTCGCAGAACGCAGCGGCGCCCCCGGCGTGCGGAAGGTCATGCTGGTGACGCTGAAGCCGGCGTTGGTGGTCAGGCAGGCCAGCAGCGTGACCGTCGGCGCCGCCCCCGAGCCATAGGTATTCAGCGTCGCGGTACGGCCGGCGTAGTCCACCGAGCCGACGGCGATGCCGGCGTTGGTGCTGCTGTTGATGTTCTTGTAGAGCACACCGGAGCGGTCGACGTAGACCTCGCCGGCCCAGGTGAACACCAGCGAGCCCGGCAGGATCGGCTCGGCAACGCCGGGCAACAGGTCCAGGGTCACCGGCGCGACGGTCTGCGAATCGGTCTGCTCGCCGTACTCGACGCCGCGGCTCTGCGCACGCACGTTCAGCGTGCCGCCGAAACCCTCCAGCAAGGTGGTATCGGTGGCCACCAGGCGCAGCTTCTTCATGCCGAAGTTGTCGACCGTGTCGGTGTAGTAGGTGTACTCCTTGAACACGTAGTTGCCGGCCACCTTCAGGCTGAATTCGCCGGTCTCGTAGTTGATCGTCCCGGCGCGCCCGGCCCAGCCGCCGGCGGCGTCGTCGGTCACCGAGTTGTCCACGGTGATCTCCGATTCGAAGATCGGCAGCGCCCCGGTGCCCATGTCAGCACCGAGGGTCGGTGCCGCCTGGCGACGCTTGGTGATCCACGATAGGCGCACGCTGCCCGCCTTGAGCGGCGCCCCGGGGAGAGTGCCGATGCACATGCCGGTGCTGTCGGAGGTCACCGCCAGCGGGCTGTCGGTCACGCTGCCCTGCTGGTAGGTATGCACGATCCCACTCCCGGCATCCGGGGTGGCGCTCAATTCCATGCTGACCTTGCCGTCGGCATAGTTGATCTGGCCGCTGCCACCGGTACCGCTGAGCGAGCCGTTGCCGCTATCGAGCACGGTGCGCTCTACCCCGCCGACCTTGAACGTCGCCTTGTAGGAGCCGGGCAACAGCCCCTGGTGCGGCAACGTCCGGTTGATCCGCGCGCGCGCCTGCACGCTGGTGCCGGTGCGCTGGGTCAGCGCCGCATCGTTCTGCCCGACGTAGGCGTAGATCAGCGAACTCCCCACGTCCGGCAGCGCGCTCAGGGTGATGGATACCGAGCCGGTCGCGAAGTCCACCGTGCCGGTGCCTTCCCCGGCCAATTCGCCGTTGCCCTGGTCGCGGATCTCCTGCCATTTGCCCAGGGCGAGGAACGAGACCACCAGGGTGCCCGGCTGGGGCGGCGCTTCGGACAGCGACAGGGTGTAGACGAAGCCGCGGTTGCCCAGTTCGATAGGGATCTCCCCGGTCACCGCTTCGCCCGTCGCCGCGGCGGCAGGCTGGTAGGTGGCGCTCGCTGTCCCGCTCCAGCCGCTGCCGGAGGCCGCCATCTCGATTGCGCCGCTCTCGTAGTCGACGGTACCGCTGGCAATCCAGTTCGAACCGCTGATGTAGCGCAGGCCTCCCTTGCGGTCGTCGGCGAACACACCGCCGCCGGCGCTCAGCGACAGCGAACCCGGCGCGCAGCCGGTGCCGAGGAACGTCCGCGACCTGCCGCTGCCTATGTTCGCGACATTCAGGTTGACCGTCCGCGCCGGCCCGGCCGCAGCGAACAGGCGCCGCTGGTAGCCGGCCAGTTGGTCGACCAGCGCGTTTTCCCGGGTGGTACTGGGCACCAGTTGGGAATAGACCGACTTGACCCGCAGGCTCAGCGCGCCGCGGCTGACAGCCTCGGCCAGGGGGCTGATGCCGTAGTACCGCGCGGCATCGGCGACCTGGGTGCTGAGCACCTGGCTTTTCGGGCTGGTGGTGCCGCCTGGCGTCACCTGGCCGCCGGGGAAGGTCGCGCCCAGCGGCGCGCTGATCGACAGGTCCAGCCGGCGCCGGGTGAAGTTCACGAAGTTGCCGTTGCCGTAGTCGTGGGCGAACTGTTCCAGCCGCGCCTCGACGTCGGTGATGCGGACATACTGCGAGCGCGACTCGAACACCAGCTGATAGACCTCGCCGATCTCGGGCAGCCGCTGTTCTTCGCGCTGCACGCAAGCGATGGCGCGCTGGCCCTGCAACTGGTTGCCCAGCAGTTCGAACGAGGCAGACACGGCCGGCACCACGAAGGACTCGATGGCGTTGCGCGCGTCGCGGCGCTCATCGGTCTGGCTGCCGGTGTTGAACAGCAGCACCGAGACACGCGGATCGGCCGGCGCCCGCGTGACGATGGCATGAGCGCCCAGGTACGGCTCGGCGCTGTTCGAGCTGATGCCGGCGAAGGCCTTGCGCAGGTTGATCCGGCCGATGGTCCGGTCCAGGCGCGAGATATCGGGAAACAGGTTGTTGATCTCGCGATCCACCACGGCCTGCCCGGTGGCACGGCCGCCGCCGTCGTCCTCATCGGTGAGGCGCTGGGATTTCAGCAGCTTTACATCATCGACGGTGATCGTCATGGAACACTCCAGCCAGAAAAGAAAACCCCGCCGAGGCGGGGTGTGGGATCAAGGGTCGGGGGTGGGCGGTGCCGAGGGCGGCGCTACGGTGAGCAGTCGCAACGTCACCAGGTAGTCGGCGTCCGGACCGGGGTTGACCTCGCGGAACAGCGGTTCGGCTTCCAGCGGCGCCCCTTCGGCGCGGTTGAAGATCACCGAGAACTCGCGGCCGTCTGGCAGCACCAGCGGCATGACCCGCAGGCGCTGGTCGCGCAGCACCTCCAACTGCCGCACGACCCACAGCGGCGTCCATACCCCTCCCCCGGAGCGCAGTGTGATCGGTCGGCCATGCAGCTTGGTGCCTTCCTGCACCAGCAGCGCGCCGGTCAGGGAGCGTTCCTGCTCTTGTGCCACCGCATCCCAGGTGAACTCGTCCACCCATTCGAACTGGTCGCCCAGTTCCACCGCATCGAGCCTCATCGGCCGGTCCTCATGCTGGCCTGCTCGAGCACGCCGAGCAGGTTGGTTTCGTCCTGTTCGCTGGCCACCGCCACGTCAACGGCTCCCCGCGGCGTCTCGAAACGAACGACCCGGGGCGGCGGACTCGACGCCGGCGACGAGGCAGGCGGCGCCGCCGCGGCCTTGGCGGCGTTCTGCTCGTCCACCCGCTTCTGCTGCTCCTCCCGCTGCCGCTTGGCGTCCGTCTCGGCCTGGATTTGCTGCAGGGTGGCCAGCGCCGTCATCAGGTTCTGCACCGCGTTCATGTCGCCGCTGCCCTGGGCCTCGGCCAACTGCTGCTGCAACTCGGCCTTGCGGCTGTTGAACCGGCTGCGATCCACGGCTTCCTGCTCGCCGCGCAGCCCCGCCAGTTCCTCGCGCAGGCTGACCAGCGTCGACTTCGAGCCTTCCTTGAGCTGCTGGATCTTCTGATTGGCCGCCTCGATTGCGCTCTCCAGTTGCCGCATGTCCGAATCGTTCAGCAGGCTGAGGCCGTTTCGAGCACCCTTGGCCGCCGACACGAAGTCGCCCAGCTTCATGGTCCCGCGCTCGTAGTCGTCCATCAGGCTCTGCAGGCTGCGTTTCTGCTCCAGGTACGCCGCCTGGATCTCCAGGCTGGCCCGCTGGGTATCCATCGCCCAGCGCCCGAAACCGCTCATGCCCACGCCCGACTCGGCCTTGATCCGGGCCAGTTGCTCACTGACCTTGGCCAGGGAGCGCGAAGTGGCGTCCAGGCTGCTGGTGTCGATGCTGAGATCGACGGTGGAGATCCCACGCATCGCATCGAAGGCGTTCAGCGCTTCCTGGCTCAACTGCGCAACGCCCTGCCGCGCGGTGCTCAACACCCCACCGAAGAACCCTTCGAAGGCGCCCATGTCGTCCTTCGTCGACGCTACTCCCTTGCGGGTCGCCTCCATCGATTCGCCAATGGCCTTGCGCTGGTCCGAAAGCGATTTGGCCGCCTTGTCCGAGGACTCCGCGACCGCCTGCATACCCTTGGCGCCCTCCTCGCCGGCCGCCTTCAGTTCCTTGATCTTGGCGGACAGCTTGGTCTGTTCCTGGTTGAACTCCCGCGCGCTGATCGTGCCGTCGTTGTACAGCCGGCCCAGCGCCGTCCGGATGTTCTGGATATCGACCGTGGTCTTCGCGCTGCTGATCGCGTCCTGGACCTGCTTCAAGTTCTCCAGGCCGGTACTGAGGTCAGACACCCCCAGGGCGGCGCCGCTGGCGGTCGACTTCAGTTCGGTCAGCTTCGCGTTGAGCACACCGGCGCCGTTCGCATACTCCTGCTGGCTCAGCGTGCCGGCCTGGTAGGCCTTGAGCATTTCCCCCTGCAGGGCGATCAGTTGCTCGGTGGTCTTGGCCGCGCTGATCTGGTCCAGGGCATTCTGCAGGCTGGTCACCGCCTGTACCGACTCGGCGGCCGCGTTCTTCGCACCCGCCTTCAGATCGGTGAAGGTGTCGGTGATCGCGTGGCTCTGCTGCTGTGCGGCGGAGGCGGTGGCCGTGGTGCTGGTGTCCCAGGCATCCGCGATATCCTGCGCGTCCTGCTGGATCTGCTGGCGAAAACCCTCGCTCATGCTGCTGAGCAGGTCGTGGACGCCGGCGACGGAACTGCGGATGCGCTCCCCGCCCAGCGCCGCCGGGATCTTCTCCGCCACCTTCTCGATGCCGGCGACCATCAGCGACAGGGTGCTGGTCCAGACGAGGGCGATAGCGCTGATGCCCGAGGTGACACCGTTGAACAACGTCCGGAACGGCGCGATGAACAGTTGCACCCGCGAGGCCATGTCGTCCAGCTGGGTGCTGAAGCTGCTAAGCCAGGCCGAGGTCTTGTCGATCAGGGTGCCGAAATCGACGTCGGCCAGGCGCTTGATGAAACGCTCGACCCATTCCGAGCCCTGGACGAAGGCATCCGACAGCCCCTTGGCCAGCGCGTCGAGGCGCCCGTCCTGGTCCATCTGCGCGATGGTGTCACCCAGTTCCTTCAGCTTGTTCTTGACGTGGTCCAGCGCGCCGGCGTTGGCAATGCGGTTGAGAAAGTCGGCCGCAGTGTCGCCGAGGTTGCTGACCAGACCGGTCAGGGTGCTCATGGCCTTGGCCGCGGCCCCTTCGGAGCTGCGCCCCATTTCGTCGACCAGCGCCTTGATGACATCCCGGCCAAGCTTGCCCTTGCTCGCCAGATCCTGCAGCTGCGCGGCATTCTTGCCGGTGACCTTGGCCAGCATGTCCCACACCGGCACGCCACGCTCGACCAGTTGCAGGATCTCCTCGGTCTGCAGCTTCTGCTTCGCCCAGGCCTGACCGACTGCCGTCGTGATGCCCTCCAGGCGCTCCATGCCACCGCCCAGCTTCTCCGACTGGTCCTCGATCGCTTTCAGCGACCCATCCATCGGGTCCAGGCCGTAGGCCTTCAGCAGCGCGAAGGCGTCGGTGACGTCGCCCAACTGAAGCGGCGTGTCCTTGGCAAAGGTCTTGATCCAGGCGGTTGCCCGCTCACCCTCGGCAACCGAGCCCATCAGCGACGTGAGCCGATTCTGCAGGTTCTCGAACTGGTCGCCGGTGGTCAGCATCGAGACGATGCCATCACGCACCAGGCCGATTCCTCTGCGCACCAGGTTCAGCGTCGCCTGGATGCCGACGAAGGCCGCGGCGTAAGCGGCTGCCTGGCGAACGCCGGACGACATGGCCTCACGCAGCGCCGTCACGCGCGAGGTGTGGCCAGCAGCCTCCCGCGCCGCTCGCATCTGCGCACGTTCCAGCTCGCGGATCTCGCGGCTGTTCTGCGCGATGCTCTCGCGGGTGTTGTCGACCACCGACGCCAGCCGCCGCTCCTCGTTGGCAAGCTGGCCGGTATCCACGCCCGCCGCCCGCGCCGCACGTTGCTGCTCAGCGTGCCGAGCGGTCAGTTGGTCAAGGGTCCGACGCAGACCCGCTGCGTCCCGCTCCGCGATCTGCAGGGACACGGCCAGGCCCCGGCTCCCGGGGTTGCGGTCCAACGCCTCGCGCAGGTCCGCAATGGTACGGTCCACCCGCTGCACCGACGTCTGCGTCTGCGCAATGGCGCGCTCGGTAGTTCCGAGCGCGGTCACCAGGCCGCGAGCCCCCTTCGCATCGTCCAACTGCCGGTTCAGGTTCGCCGCCGTGGTGCGCAGCCCTTCCAGCGCCTCGGTCGACTGCTGGGCGGCGGGCGACAGTTCGTCCCGGCCGCGAAGAACGAACTGGATCAGGCGCTGCATTGGGTTCGCCATGGCAATCCTCTGGCAAAAAAAAGCCCGCCAAACGGCGGGCTGTGGTCATGGGGCCATCCCTGGCACGGCGGTCAGGCCGCCTGCGCGAGATCCATCTGGCAGAACTTGGAAATGTCGGTCGCGGTCACGCGCGAATCGGCGAGCAGTTCCGCTGGGCCGGTGAGCTTGGCGTATTCCTGGCCCAACACCGCCAGCTCCTGCAGGAGGCCGAACTTGACGCGGCGAGGGCGCAGCGCGAACGGCTCGCCCGACTGCGCGTCGTTCAGGCCAGCGATGAACAGCTCCAGTTCCTTCTGCGAGCCGTTGAGCATATGCACCGCCCGGCTCGGGCGCGGTGTGTAGCTGACCTTGATGCCGGTTGCATCGATCTTGCCGCCGCTCAGCACCTGGATGCCGTGGGGTACCAGCAGGTAGTCCGTGCCCGGGGCCACCTCGACGTCCCCTGCGGTCTTGACCGTCACGGGCTTGGTCAGGTCCGGCAGGTACTTGAACGGGATCAACTCCAGCGCAACCCCCTGAGAGGTATGCGCCTCGTCGGTGATTGCGGCGGTGGGCGCCACCTGGATGGTGGAGCGCGTCACCAGGGCGACATTCTCGGCAGTCAGGTCGAACATACCGATGGAGGACGTCACGTCGGTGACGCGCTCGCGGACGTTACTGTTGCCACCGCCTCCCATGTAGTTGGGCAGCGTCTTGCGGTCGGTGGCGAAGCTGATGTTGAAGGTGTCGCAGTTGCCGAGCGGCAGGAACGGTTCCTGCGACCCGTACAGGCGGGCATGGATGATGCCCTCGCCGATGAACGAGCGGTCGATGGTCTGGAGCATGGGGCTCTCCTGATGGGTTCGGGTGGGTTACTTGTGGTCGCCACCGGCCGGTTCGGCGGAGGCTGCCGGAATCGGCGGCGCCTTGGCCTTGGCCTCGGTGGCGTAGCCCTTGCCCAGGGCATGGGCAGCTACGGCGGCGGTAACGCTGATGGCGTCCTTCGACGCCGGGTAGTGGGTCGCGTCGAGCCCCTCGCGGTAGTTGAACGGCCTGGTAACGATGATCTCGGGCATGGAGCCCTCCGGAAATGAAGAGGCCGCCCGGAGGCGGCCTGGTGGATGGGTTACAACTGCTGCGAGTAGCTGACCTGCAGAGGGATGGCTCGATAGGCCCAGCGCCGGCCGGGCTCGGGCAGGCGCACAGCGGATGCCGGAAAATCGACACGCACCAGGCCGGGCACCGTCAGCCCGGCCTTGTGGCCCTTGAGCACCCGCTTGATCGCCAGGCGCGCCTCGCGCAACGCCTGGGCGGCGTCCCTGCCGCGCGCCATCGGGACGATGTTCACGGTCCACTCCTCCACGACACTGCCCGGCGACCGGTCTCGTTCCACGGTGTCCCCTTCCTGCAGGATGATCAGCCGTTCGGGCTCGTCGCTGTCCTCGGCGTCGAGCACCCCGGCCACCCAGTCCTCGCGGACGGCATCGCCGAACGCCGGCACCGCGGCCAGCAGGTCCAGCAGTTGGCCGATGACCGCGGTCTGTACATCGATCACGTCGCTCATTCGGGCACCACGTAGAAAGTGATCCAGTCGCCGTCGTCGGCATGGATGCCGTCGATGCGCCAGACCTGGCCATCGGAATCGAGGAACGCCCCCTTGCGATCAAGCGGCTGCAAGAACGCCTTGCGGCACGCAATGGTGCGGTACCGATCCAAGGCGCCGGCTTCCATGCGTTCCACGCCTTCCTCGACGATCACCGCAGCATTGCCGATCTGCCGGCCAGAGCGGTCCAGGTAGCCAAACTCACCATCGCCGAGGACGTCGGCGATGATCTCGTCCATGTCGGCGACCAGTTCAGAGAAACCCGCCACGGTCAGAGGGTCAGTTCGCGCACCGCCAACGGGCGGGTGCACAGGTGCAGCGGGTTCGATTGCGCTTCCCCAGCCACGCCTTTGTCGAAGGGCAGACGCTCAAGCTTGGCGTAGTACGGCAGGCCTTCGGTGTTGACGACCTCCATGTAGTCCGCCGGCGCAAAGGCGCTGATGAACAGGTCCGGAACCCCCTCCGGGACCAGTTGGGCACTGCCATCGTCCACGAACGGCTCCCCGTCATGCTTGCCGCGATAGCGCTCCCAGACCACGCCGCCGAACTCGAACGACTGGCGACGGTCACCCCGCAGTTGCGCCGCCTGCAGGGTGTTCAGGTAAGTGCCGCGCACTTTGGGGTGATCGATGAGCTTGGCCCAGAAGTTCTTGCCACAGAACGCTCGCGATCCGGTGCTGGTGACGTTGCCCAGCGCGTCGTCCTGCTCGTCCAGCAGGTCGGCCAGAATGCCGCTCAGGTCACCCTCGGGGTTACCCAGCTCGAGCGATCGCGGCTTGGGCTTCCTCAGTCCGAAGGCCTGGTAGATATCCAGCAGTACCGTCGAACCGTCGGCATCGAGAATCTTGCCCTTGATGGCGCCGATGCGCTGATACTCGTGGGTCAGGTCCAACTGGCGGCGCGCTTTTTCCAGGCGCTTGGCCACGACCGCCTCAGCGGACTGCAGCTCGGTCCGGCTACCCACCGCACGGATGCCCTGGATTTCATCGGCGAGGATCTGGAACGTCTGCGGCAGGTGAACGGTGTTGAAGGGGACCAGTTGACGCTTGTCACCGGTCACGACCTGGCCAACGCCGCCGCGGGCTTTCGCCTCCACCAGTTGCAGCGTGGTGCCGTCCTTTTCGATCTGTACCACCAGCGAGGACACGCCCTGCTCCTCGAACAGGCCCAGCGCGGCGAGTTGCCCCGGCACCGGGTGATCGGTGTTGATCACCGCCAGCAGCGCCTCCACCGAGAACGCCTCATCTTCGAAAATGCTGATTTCAGCCATGTGGATACTCCAGAAATGAAAAACCCCGCGCAGGCGGGGCTTGAGGTGGTTGAGGGACGGAGGAGGTCAGGTGCGAAGGATGAGGCCCAGCGCCTTGAGGTCGGCCTCACCGGCGGTATCCAGGCCGGTCAGCAGGCTGGCGATCACTTCGGCATCACGAACCACGGCCACCGCCTTGACGTCGGCATCCGTGGCGTCCACTGGACCGAACAGAATGCCGCCAGCCGCGCGACGGCCGTCATCGGCACCGTCGTCGTCGTAGGGCGTCCACTCGCCGAGCCCTGCCAGTACCTGCAGGTTGAAGCGATCACCCACCACGAAGTCGGCGGTCCCGTCGGAAAGGGTGAAGCCGATTCCGCCGCCGGTGAACGCCTGGCCGACTTGACCAGTGCCCACCTGGCGTCCCTGCGGGTCGACCACCTCGAACTTGCCGCCATTGGCTCCGGCCTCGGTGATTTCCAGCACGTAGGTGCCGCTGATGGCGGCGCTGGTCACCACGGTGGCACCGACCGTGCCGTCGCCGGTGTTCCCTGCCGCCGCGGTTGCGGTCAGCGCATTGGCGGCGGTGATGGGGGCGATCAAGGTACCCGCCACCAGCCGGCCGGAGCCGGCGGTGATGACGATGTTTTCGCGGCTGCGCGAGCCGTTGGCCTCCGACAGGAGGAACTCTCCGGCGTGAACGCCTTCGGTCTTGATGGTCATGCTTGCTTTCCTCCTTTCGAGGCATTGAGCCGGCGCTTCGCGTACACGTCGCTCGGCGCCGGGGGTTGGTAAGCCTTGTTCTGCGGCAGATCGTCCGTCGGCACGCGGTTGTCGATCTCCACCTGGGTGCTGCGCGCTACGATCTTGTCGTACAGCCGCAGACGGGCGCCGTCGGCATCCAGGCCCTCCTCGATGAGCGCCTTGGCCTCATCGGGCATTTTCGCGACGAGGCATACCGACCGGACGGCCTTCGCCCGGTCCAAGGCCGCGCGCACCGTCTCGCGATCCTTCAGGCCCGAGGCCTTGATCAGATACGCCGCGCAGTCGGCCAGACCGGCCTGGGCGCAGTCCGCCGTCAGCTCCGCAGCCAGTTCGGCCGACGTCGGGGCGAGGTCACCCGCTGGCTCCTGGCTGGCCAGCAGCCGGCGCGCCGCGTCAGGCGTGTTGCGATAGCGATTCAGCACCTTGCCCAGGCGTGCATTCACGCCGACCGGCTCGGCCGCGCCGAGCACCTCGTCCACGAACCCCTTGTCCTTCGCCTCGGGTGCAGTGAGCCAGGTTTCGTCGTCGATCATCCGGCGCAGCTCGGCGTCATCGACATTCAGCGGCCGATGCTGGTAGCTCGCCACGATGCCCTCGAACGCCTGGTCCATCATGTCGGCGACCTTGCGCAGGTCTTCGCTATCGCCTGCCGCGAGGGTCCAGGGGTTGTGGATCATGAACAGCGCGTTGTCGGCCATTTCGACCCGGTGTGCGCCGCAGGCCGCGACACTGCCCGCGCTGAAGCAGGCCCCGTCGATCCGGGCGGTGCAGCGTTCGCCCAGGGCCCGGAGCGCGTTGTGGATGGCGATGCCGTCGAAGAGGTCACCGCCGATGGTGTCGAAGTGGACCAGTACCGGAGAGGTGCCGTCGTCGACTGCTTTCAGGTCGCGGATGAAATCCGCGGAGGTGATGCCCCAAAAGCCGATTTCGCCGTAGATGTAGATCTCGATGGAGGCGGCCGAGCCGGTACCCTCAGCGCTCAGCGCCTTGACGCTGTACCAGTGCTCGGCCTGCAGATCCGGCGCGCCCTGCGCCTTGTTCTGGATGCGCGGATCGGCGAGCGTGCCAACGCCCAGCAGCGCCCACAGGGCGGCCAGCGCCAGGGGCTGTTCATTGCGTTTCTTCATGGGTGTCCCCTTGGTCTCTCACCGGTTGCCCGGTGTCGGTGGTGTAGTGCAGGTTCAGGCTGTCGGCCCGGGCGTTGTCCTGGGCGTTCTCCCGGTCGATCACCTCGGCGTCGTATCCGGTGCGTAGCGCATGCTCGCTCCGGCTGGCGAGGCCTCCGCCGATCTCCAGCAGCTTGCCCTGGACGTCCTGCACCGGATGGATGTAGGCCCAGCCCTGCGGGATCCAACGCGTGCGCAGGAATTCACGTCGCCGCGTCGGATAGTCCGGCAGGTCGACTGCTCCGCTGAAGTACGCGGTATCCAGCCACCACGCGCGCACCGGGCGGCAGAGCTGGTAGACGTACACGCTGAACTGAACCTGTTCGATCCGGCGCCGAAACTCGTTGAGCAGCACCCGCAAGGTGCGGTCGCTGATATCGCCCATGTCGCCAGTGAGCAGCTCATACGGCAGGTCGACACCGACCGCCGCTGCCATCAGTTGCTGTCGCATGAAGTCGACGTAGGTGTTACCGGCGTCCGGCGGGTCGGAGAAAACCACCTCCTCCCCTTCCAGCAGTTCCTGCATGGTCCCCGGCTCCAGGCCGACCATCGGTGTCCCGTCGCGATCCTGCGCAGGTGCCAGCCCGGTCGACGGATCGAAGATCGGCGCCCCGTCCTGTCGAGGCCTGGTGATGAACCCGGCGAACAGGTTGGAGACCTCCTGCCTGAACAGCACCGCGTCGTCGTAGTTGTCCAGCGACTTCAGCCGCAGGAGAACCGGCGACAAGCGCGGCACACCGCGCAGCTGGCCACCCTCCAGCGGCTCGAAGATGTGCAGCACCTGGTCCGCCGGGATGCGGTTGAGCTGGTTGTAGCCGCGCCGGGGCGCTCCCGGATCGCCGGGATGGCTCTGCCACATCCAGTAGGCAACCCGGCGGCCGATGGCGTCGAACTCGATTCCCGCGCGCACCACGTTGCCACTGCGGGTCTTGAAATTGCGATCCACCGGGACGAAGTCAGGCGGGAGCACCTGCAGTTGCAGAGGTACCGCCAGGCCGTCCTCCGGCCGTCGGTTGCGGCGCCTCACGAAGCACTCGCCCGCTTCCTCGACCATCCGCGCGATGATCATCTGCAGGCCGTAGAAATCGGTACGGTCATCCGCGTCCGACTCGTCTACCCAGTCCTCCCACAGCAGGTTCAACGCCTCGCGCAACGCCGCGTCGTCCAGACGTGCGCGCGGCGTAATGCCGGTGCCGATCAGGTTGCTGACGCGCTTGCTGATCGCGCTCGCGGCGTAGGGGTCATTCCTCACCGCCGCTCGCGAGCGCTTGCGCAGGGTCGGCAATGCCGGAATGGCTACCGCATTCAGCGCCGCCTCGGGCGCGTCCCAGCCAGCGGCGCGGCGTCCGGTGCCAGCGCCCTCGTAGCTGTTGCGAATGCGCTTCGACGTGATTCGGTATCGGGTAGCCATCAGATCCCCTTGCCTCCGCTGTAGAGGCGAACCTGGCGCGGCCGTCGGTTGTTCGTAGCCGCCTCCAGGGCTGCGGCTTCGGCGTACTGCTGCTCCAGAACGCGCAGACTCGCCAGTTGCGCGCGGTCGACCTGGCGGTCTCCCTTGCGCACCGACTGCCCTTTTTTCAGGATGTCCTGAATCGCCACCCGGACCTCGTCCAGGCGCTGCTGCGCTGTGCTCATGCTGACCTCGTCTATCGGCGGCTCAGATACCCGCTGCGCGAGGTACGCCGGCCAGTTGGTTGGGATGGTGGGTTCGCGCTCCGCGTGGGAGGTGCCGGCCGCACTGGGGCGCTTGGCGCCTCGTTCTGCGGCTCATGCTCGTCCGCCTCGTCGGCTGCGCTGGGCACCGTGGCGACTGGGTCGGCGAACAGGCTGCCTTGACCTACCGCTGCGCGCAGGCTGCTCCACTGCGGAGCGTGATAGCGATGCAGGCCGAGGAAGTGGGCCGCGGCCAGGTTGTACACGATGAGGTCGAGGGCCTCGTTTCGCTCCGACTTGGCCTTGACCCAGTCGGTGCGCTTGAACCCCTTCACGTAGCGGACCACCTTGCGCTCGGCCACGCACTGGTCGAAGAAGTCAGGCGGCAGGTCTGCGGAGAAGTGCAACGCCCCGGGGCCATCCTTGAGGTGGTAGCGGTTGTAGACCCAGTCCTTCGCCGTGTCGGTACCGACCATCCATAGTTCGGCGCCACTCTTCTCGGTGTTGCCCTGCCAGGTGACGTCGACCTTGGACGGCCGCTGGGCCAGCACTGGGCGGCCGCGCTTGCTCGCACCCTTCACCGCCAGCACGTTTCGCCAGCGGCGCAGGCGGGTGAACTGGTAGACCTCATGGGTATGGTGACCGCCCGAGTCGATGCAGACCGCGCAGATGGCCAGGTCCACACCGCTGACGTGCCGATATCGAGCCTTCAGGCGCTCGTCGAGCAGCGCCCAGGTACGCTCGTCGGTCGGGTCGCCGGGGATCACCTGGAAATCGACCGTCCAGCGCTCCAGGCCCTCGCCCCAGCCCATCACCAGCATTTCCAAGCGGTTGTGCTGGGTATCGACCGCCGCGGTCAGCAGCAGCGCTCCGGCGGGTACCAGACCCAGCCGATGCCCCTCGGCCTCGGCTCGCTTGCGCAGCTCGTCCGCCTTGGTCATTTCCTCGGCGCTGTCCCATAGCCGGGCCAAGCGGGTGTTGTAGAACACCTGCATGGACCCGGGATCGCCCTTCTCCTGTAGACGCTTGGCCTCGTCGTACTCCTTCGCCAGGTCCGTCCAGGTCAACCAGCCGGGAGGCGCATACAGCGCGCTCAGCGTGAAACTGACGGTCTCGCCGTCACCGACGGCATGGGCTCGCCACTCGCCAGCGGACAGCATGGCCGCCTTGTGGTGCTCCTCGATCAGGGCGCCGCACTCCTCGTTGCAGCACATGTACTGCACAAGGCGGTAATCGGGGTCGTACTTCAGGCCCTCCCACTCCAGCACCTGCATCGTTCCGCAATGCGGACACGGGACGTAGTAGTGCCGCTGGTCGCCCTGGGTGAAGAGGTCGGCGATCCGCGAAACGCCTTTCAGCGTGGGCGAGCTGGAGTAGTAGAACTTCGCGCGGCGGCCGAACGTCGAACCGCGCGCCTCGGCCTGCTTGACCGGGTCGCCGTCGTCGTCGACGTCCATTTCCCAGCGGTCGATTTCATCGCCGTACACGTACCGAGCGGACAACTCGGCCAGGTTGGAGGCCGAGCCGGCTGACGCGCAGTACAGCGCGCCCCCCTCGAACTCCTTGGTGTCGAGCGTGTTTCGCGAGTCGCGCGAGCGGGCCTTGGCAACGCGCGCGGTCAGCACCGGCACGGCCTTGATCGTCTTGTCGATCCGTCCCGATACCCGCTTGCTCAGTTTCTCGGTGGGCAGCAGCACCAGGATGTTGGCCGGTGCCATGTGGATACAGCCGCCGATCCAGTTCAAGGCGACCTGGGTCTTCATCAGCTGCGAGGCGATCATCGTCACCACGCGCTTGGCTGGGAACAGCGGCGACAGGCAACGCATCGGCTCGCGCGCATAGGGGGTCCGGTCGGTGTGGTACTTGCCCGGCTCGGCCGCCCCCGTATCCGCCGGGATCATCTGGAACTCGTCCGCCCACTCATCGATCCACAGTTCGGGGTCAGGCTTCAGTCCTCGACGGTATGCCGCCAGGTACACGGCGGCACCGTCGGCATACGGTTGTTCCATGGTTCAGTTCGGCTCCTTGCCCCCTTGTTCGATCTCGGCATCGAGCTGTAGGAGGCGGTCAGCATCTTCCAAGGCACGGCGCAGCGCCTGGGTCAGGCGGCGTTCGATCTCCCAGGGGTCGGTCAGCGTCACCAGGTCGCCGGCGATCTTCGGCGGCACGCCCATCAGCAGATCGCGCAGAGCGCGCGCAGCGGTGAAGGCGGCGGAGTCGACACGCGCGCGCTCGACCGTCTCGCCACGGCTCTTGCGGTGTTCGTCTTCTGCCAGCAGAGCCAGGGCGTACTCCCGCCGCGCGCGGGCCTTCTGGTAGTCGGGCAGCGGTGCGGTCTGCCCCGGTGCCGGTAAGGCCGGGCTCGGGGCTGCACCTGCGCCTATGTGGGCGTACACGCCCTTCTCCACCCGCTCCTGCCGATGCCGCTCGGCCACGGCAGCCTTGCTCGGGTCTGCGCTGGCGGCCAGCAATTCGTCGCTCGCCTGGACGTCGACCTTTCCGTCGGCGGTGAGGACGAGGCGTCCTTGCCGGACCAGCTTCGACACGTAGGCGCGCGACCAGCCTTGGCGGTCCGCGAACGCTGCCTTGGTCATGAACTCCATGTGCGGTACCTGTTAACCACGATGAACCGAGGGGGGTTAACCCGGTTAACCCTGTTAACTAACTTCCCGGCCCAGCCACTAGCGCGAGAACGGGGTTCGAATCACCCTTGTCGGGGGCGGCGCTTCAGGGGCCCCCGGTGCTTTTTGAGTAGCACGTCACTGCCCCGTTTTTCGCGACACCCCGCCCGCAGGTGGCCACTGCCGGCTCGGGTTGAACTAACCCCGCTCCGCCCGGCCAGGCCACCCGCCAACGGTTCAGCGCAACGCTTTCGCCAGGGCCCGCTCGATGTTCGCCTCGATGCGCGCGTCGTCCTCGGCAACACGCCGAACGACTTCGTGAAACTGGAAGCGCACGCGGTACTGAGGCTGGCGGACGAAGGCGAGGACCATGGTCAACGTCCGTCCACGGCGCTCGGCGATGCCAATCGGCCGGCGGCCACGGCGCATCACGAAGTACGCCAGTTGGTGTCCCTTCGCCAGGGAGCGCGCCGACTGAGTGGCGTTTCCTTTGAACCCCGCTCGGTATTCCAGGGCGCCCAGGCCGGAGAGGATCTGGATCATCTGGCCGCGGCTCATGTTGCCGTACTGGTCCAGCCGGGCGCCCTCCGCTGGAACGACGAACATGCCCGCAGGCAGAATGCCCCGGGCTCGGAGGTTCCGCTCCGACGCCTTGTCCACCCTCGGCCCCCCGAAGACTTGGGGAGCCACCCAGTCCTCCGGCGCCTGCCCCTTCGAGGCATGGTCCTTTTCGTCCTTCACCCACAAGGCCGCCTCAAGGCGGCGCGAGGTGGCATGCAGGATGCGGATGGCGTTGCGGGTGAACGGTGTCGGCCGGTCGAAGACCTGGTCGATCTCCCCGACCAGCGCCTGATTCGCCTGGTTCGCCGTGTGGTTCAAGGCGTCGGCCAACACAGCAGCAGGCAAGTCGCCACCGAGCTGCTGCAAGGACCGAACGGCGTCGTCCAAGTCCCTGGCCGAGATACTGCCGCGCATCGCTACTGAATCCGCCAGACCCGGGCAAGGTTGCCCCGAGTCCGGAACAACGCCCACGCGAACACGCCGAGCAAGACGACCAGGGGCCAGGCATGCGGCGGTACAACCAGCCAGCCTTTCAGGATGTAGAGCGCTGCAGAACCAGCGCTCCCCATAACCAGCCAGGCGAGGCACGAGATACCGAACCGATAGCGTGCTTCCCCCCGCTGGTAGGTGAAGAGCCGGAGGAACATACCGACGCACAGCCAGAACGTCGCTTGCGTCAGCAGCAATTGCACCAGATGGTTACCCATCTTGGCCTCCTATTGCGCCAGGTCCTGCCTTACCTCGCCGGAGCAACCACAGAGAAACAGTCACCACCAGCAGCGCCGCGACAAAGGCAGCCAGACCCGAATAGTGGAACGGCCGGTATCCGTATACATCAACGTCCCTGATTGCCGGCGCGGTCATATAGCCCATGACGAACGAGATCAGCAGAAACAGCACCCGCTGCCAGGTCGGATACTCCTTGTTCGTCGTCGAATACAGCAGAGCGCCGAACAGCGCGCCCACAGCAGCGGCCCCATCGATGCCGGCCAGATACCCGGCCAGACCGATACCAGCGGCACCGGCCACAACAGCGGAAGCAGTCGTGCTCGCTGGTTCTCCCATCGCTAGAACTCCTCAGCCGGCGGCAGAAAAGAGAAAGCCCCTCGAGCGAGGGGCTTTCAGGGTGACCCGGCCGGGGAAGCTCCGGGGCGGTTTGCACAGCACGTGCATCAATCGATGCCGGACCGCCTTGGCGGATCTCGAACACCATGGCGGCTTTGTACCCCCCGAACGGAAAAACCGAAAGGGGGGAATTATCGGTTATCCCGACACGGGCTGACGGGGGCTCACGGGGGCTGACGGGGGAGCAATTGCCGACGAACGGTATTCACCATTTACCCCGCGTACGGCTTTGCCACGCCGTGCAGCAGTGCGCCGCCGCTCGGCCTTCCGGAGCGCCTTGATCGCCTCCAGCGTGCCGGCATGCCGTCGGGTCAGTTCGCATAGCACCAGCTCATGGAGGCGCTGTACCCAATTGCGATAAGTACGGTCGGTGATTTCCCCGACCTCAAGTGCCGCGATCTGCTGTTTGACGGTGCGCGGAGGACAACTCAGATAGCGCAAGCGCGCCAAGCGCGCGAGACATGCGCCTTCCTCCCCGCGCCGTTCGATCGCATCTATGCATGCCTGAACCTCGCGCGCACGATGATCGACGGAGGCTCCACCGAGCAACACACGCGAACCAGGCTCGCCGCGCGGCGGCGCGCCCTGCCACTCAATCAAACCCGCCAGGCTGCTGGATATGGAACTGCATCCCACCCCATTACGGCCGATCTGCGCACTCCAATGCCGCATCAACACTTCGATCTCTTCAATCATCGCCCCTCTCCCCGCCCGAAACCTCAACCCAACACAAAAACGCCATACCCAACACACACCCAACACACTTAAAACTCAACAAAATCAATGAGCTAGATAAACGTGTGTCGGGTGTGTTGGGTGTGTTGGGTTTTTCCAGCCCTCGCGTAGGAAAAAAAGCAGCGCGCCGCACCATGATCTTGGTGCATTTTTTTGTTCGCACGCACGCGCCCGCGCGCGTAAACCCAACACACCCAACACACACACCCAGAGGCCCCGAGTTTCGCGGCCTCACACTGTGTTGGGTTCGCAAAACAACCCAACACATACCCAACACACCCAACACACTTCCGGGCAGATTCACGTCGTGTGCCCCTTCACATGGTCCCAACTGTCCACGTTCCAGCCCGCGAGCTTGGCCCGCGCCCGCCACTCGACCACGTGCGCACCCAGCGCGGCCGAGGAAGGGGATGGGGGCAGGAAGGACTCCGGGTCCTCAGGGAAGAAGAACGCCGCGAACCGACGGTTGCTGCCGTCCGTCCAGGGAATTGGCCTGGTCTTCTCGATACTTGCCGTGCTGATGAACAGACTGAACTTCGTGTGGCTTATCGAATGCTCCTTGTTCTGCTGGCACCACTCCAAGAACAGCGCGTAGAGATCCTTGCTCATGCATGCCCCCCACAGCCCGTGTCCGAGTTCACCGCTACGCCAGAGGTGAACGAACGTCTGCCAGGTGGACCTACTCAAGGCCACCAGGCGTTCGCGTGCCGGCGTGCTCGGTGGCTTGGTCTGGGGGTCGAAGTCGCCTAAGTCCTGGGCCAGCAGCCAGGCATATAGCGCTTCGACGCCGCCATTGGCCAACTCGTGCTTGATCGCCTTCTGCCTGGCCTCCGGCAGCTTTTCCTCGGGCCACATGACCAAGAACCGCCGATCACCCTCGCTGATTGGCCAGGGCATGATTTCGTTGGAAAGGAACACAGCGTTCATGTGGCTGGCTTCTTCCCAGCCGTTCACGAACTTGCTCTCGATGCGCACGGTCTGACCGGTGATCAACTGCTTGATCTTGCCGACCTGGTTGTAGCGCTGGTCCCGGCTGACCACTTCCTCGAACACCGCCCACAACTTGCCGCTCTGCCAGGCATTGAAGTTCCCCTCAAGCTGGGTCTGCCCAACCGTGGCGGAATACTGACCATACAGGCGTCCCATCACGACGGAGAACAAGAGGCTCTTGCCTGACCCCTCCATCGTCGAGTGCATCAGCACCGCCGTGTCCATCTTCGCGCCGGTGTGCTGCAGCGGATACGCAAGCCAGCGCACCAGCCACTGCATCGAGTCCTCAGCGTGGTTGCACAGAAAGGCGATCAGCCAGCGGAGGTTCTCGCACGCCGCATCATCGCGCTTGGGCTCCAGCGGCAGGCCCTCGAACGTGTTGATGCATGTCTTGGTGTCGCACGTCATCGTCGGGTCAAAGACAATGTCGGCAACGTCTACCACCCGGCGCTCCGGGCTGTTGAGCCAGAGCGAGTAGGCATCGCCCAGGGCCATCTTCACTGCGCCCTCGGGCACACGCCGTTTCTTCGCCAGGTCCCACACGTCCTTGGTGCCATCGATGTAGACGTAGCGCACCGCTGGAGGCATGCTCATCGGCCCGACGGCCTTTCCGGCCATGGACCGGGCTCGCTCGATCTCCTTGACCTGCTCTTCGCTGATGCGCTTTTTCTTCTTCTCGTCGGTAACCTCCGACCACTCCTTGAAAACCTTCTGGCCCACCAGGGCGACGAAGGCGGTCTTCTTCATCTTCATCGCCTTGTCGATGTCCCACACGTGGGTTGTCCCCTCGACCAGGGCGTAGCGCCGCAGCGCCTTGGCCAGAGTCAGGCCCTCCCCCGCCCCCCTGTCATCTGCGGCGTCGCCGTCGGCATCCACATCTTCGACCGATGGGGAGCGGGGAAGCTCCTTGGCCGGGCTGGGGGGCGGCTCATCGCCGCTAAGCATCTGGTCGAACTGCTCCAGCGCCTCGCGAACACTGGGTGCCCTGGACTCGCGCTCGATGCCCAGTAGGCGCGCCGCGGCCTTGACCGCCTCGCCCTGGTTGCCGTTGTGGTCGAGGATGCAGAACACGTCGAACGCGTCGTTCTGGTGGCCGTTGGCGAGAGGGTCTGAGCCATGGTGTGAATACACCCGCCCCTCGCTGACCGTGACGCCCGGCAAGCCGGTGCTGCTCTGCGGACACAGCCACTTCTTCCCACGCTTGAGGTAGCCATGCGCCTCGAGCAATGCCTCGACATCGTGTGCCCGGTTGAAGGCATCGATAACCGACCCAGCGCTACCAGCCGGAGCCAGCCGCTTCGGCTTGGTAACCTTCTTCGGTTTCTGCACCGGCGCCCAAGGGCATGCCGCCTCGGCGTCACGCTTGAAGATGCCCCAGTTCTTCCAGATGTTCAGCAGGTTGTCCGGCAATACCGGTAGCCCCTCACCCTTTGGCGGGTTGCGCCAGGTGTACGGTCGCCCGGTGCCAGGATGGATGGAGGGTGGCAGGACGTCCTGCACTAGGCCTGCGCGCAGCTCGAACACGGTGAAGCGCTTCAGGCTGTCGGCCAGCACCTGCATCTTTGTCTGCTGCTCGGCATCCCCCTTCTCTTTCGCTGCGAGGATCGCCGCCTGCGCGAGCTTGAACTTGGAGCCGTCCGGGTCCTTCTCGTTGGGCCAGCTCAGTGAGTGCCGACTCAGCTCAACCCCATCCGGCACCTGGAACAGAATTCGGAAGCGCTCCGGATTCCCTACCACGGTGGGGTAGGCTACCGGCAACGCATCCAGATCCAACCCGAGGCAGTCCCACAGCACCTGGCGAGTGGATGGGACGTCGTCGACGTCCAGCGAGCAAACACGACTGGGGCCGAGTACGGCCCCCATGTTGTGCTTCGGATGCTTGGACCAGAAAGCCTCAGCCTGGGCAGCATCGGTGTAGTAACCACCTGGCCTCTGCCAGGCCTTGCCCTTGGGGATCTTGTTCCCCGGTTCGATGACTACCAGCGCGATGCCTTGTTCGACATACCAGCGAGCCCACTCGCTACGTAGACTATCTTCGCCAGGCCTCATACCGCCCCCGACTTAGTCTGCAAGCGGTATCCACGACGCACCTCCCTGCGCTGCTGGCACTCAACGCAGCAATCACACCCAGGCACCGCCAGGCGGCGCGCTGGTGGGATCTCGCTGCCGCAGTCATCGCAGATCGTCGCGCTGATACTGTACGCCGGCGCCGGACGGGGTCGAGAAGCGAGCGCCGCCTGCAAATGGAACTCCTCCAGTTCGGAGGCGCGATCGAGGATGTCACCCATTGGCTCTATCCTCCAGATCCTGCTCCATTGCCTGGCGGGCGCCGGCCATGATGCCCAGGACAGCCCGAATCACATTCGCACCGTGGTACTCCAGATCGGCGACCTCGACGGGCTCCCAGCGGTTGTCATCCGCACCTTTATGCAGACTGGCAACAAACTCGCCTTCGCGCTGCAGCAAATCCCCGACCGCCTTCAGGGCGGAAGCCGTGGCATTGACCGCCTCAGGCCGATACCAGACAGCACCGGCCGGGCGCATCAGTGCGTCCAGCAGGCGTGGATCCTTGGTCAGGCGGATGATGTCTTCGAGTTCGTCGGGGGTGGGCCACCGGCGTTCCTCGTCAAGCTTCAGTTTCTTCTGCAGGTCCTCATAGGGCAGGACCATGTCGTGGGCCAGGGAGGTCAAGCCTCCCTTGTAGTCGCGCCCTGCGCGGTATAGCGCCTGGCGGAGATCGAATACCGGACCGGCGTCCGGCAGCAGGTCTTTCCGGCTCATAACCGTAAATACTCCTTTTACGGTGTAGCCATCGAGCGGGGCTCGCCCTACTCTATGACCACGACCGATGCATGTGCTGTGTCGTCGTAAGCCGGGTCCAGGGTGTAGAGGCCCTGTCCGGCACCCGGCCGGCGCGGGTGTAGAGGCCCGCGCCGGCCAACCTTTTCTCTATTCGCCTCCCTCTTCTTTTCGCAAGGAACTGCGTATGCCCTCCAAGAAGCCTCAGACAATCACCGTCGGAATGCTCCGGGAGCATCTCGCCGTCTACCCCGATCACTACGAAGTCGACTTCAGCGGCCTAGAGTTCTACCGCCTAAAACAGCGCGGCCCCGAACTGGTCCAGGTCGAATTCAGCGAGCAGGTGTACAGGGACAAAACAGGGCGCGTGGTGGTTGAGAGCCTCGAATGAGGTAGCCAGCTACTTCCAAGGCCTTCTCCACCGGGACGGCGCGATAGCTTTCGAAGGTCTCCCCTTTGTGCCGTGCCATGACCATGACCAGGCCGTCATCGAGGTGGCGCATCACCACCTCCAGGCCGGGGGCCACACCGAAGTTATCCGCGAATATGTCCATACGCTCCCCTGCATCCGATGAATATTTCATGCCGCTCGCTGCTTCCCGCGGAGATAGGCCCAGTCGATGTCAGGCCTGGTCTCTTCGCATGCCACAACACCGCCAGTCTCCCTATCGAGATCAATTGCCAGGGCGGCATTCGCCCGACGATGCCCGTAAGCCACCTGGGTCAGTTGCCCCACAGTCGTCCCACAACGGGCCGCAAGCGCTGCCTTTGCGTCTTTACTCAGGGGCTTGAGGTAGTCGAGTAGTTTCATGGTCCCTCCTGCTGCGAAGATTAGCGTCCGCTAACGAATATAGCAACAAGGGATTAGCAGCCATCAATTTACAAAACGCTAACACTTGGCGAACCTTGGCCCATGGACATCAACAAGCTCAGAATCCGCGCCCTTGGCGCCCTCATCGGGGATCAGAAGACCAAGGATTTTGCTGAGAAGCACAACCTTGACGCTTCCTACATCTCGCAACTGCTGAATGGCCATCGCCCGATGGGCGAGAAAGCCGCACGAAACCTAGAGGCAAAGATTGGCCTAGCACCGAACTCTCTTGTGATGCCAACCCAATTCCCGGACGTGCATCGGGCTCAAGGGAAAGACCTACCGGTGAGCAACCTGGAAGAGGAAGCCCTACCGGTGCTGAAAGGAAGCGTCCCAGTAGTAGGGAAAGCTAAGTTGGGTGTAGATGGATACTTCGAGGCCCTAGACTATCCAGTGGGCCATGGCGACGGCAGCGTCTTAATCAGCAGCACCGATCCCAATGCCTATGCGCTGCAGGTTGTCGGGCATAGCATGCACCCGAGAATCAAGCACAAAGAGTATGTGATGATCGAGCCAAACCGCTCCTTTGCGCCAGGCGACGAAGTGCTGGTTAAGACAGTTGATGGCCGCGCAATGATCAAGGAATACAGCTACCGCCGAGAGGGCACTTGGCGCTTCGACAGCGTGAACCCCAACGAATCTCCCGTCTTCCTGGAAGACGACGAGATCGTCTATGTCCATTTCGTTGGAGCGATAGTCAAGTCCTCACGCTTTATTCCCTCCGCCTGACAAAAAATTTAGCATTCTGTATTGCTAATATAATTAGCTGTAGCTAATCTTCGTTTCGTACCCACCCTCTACCTTGGAGTACGAGACATGCAATCGGCACAGCACACGCCCAAAGCCCGCTGCCCGGTGTACCTACACCCGGCAGCGGCCACCAGCCCCGCCACTGTTGAGGCCATCCAGGCCCGCACCGGGCTGCTGGTGATCATCAGCACCTCCCAGCGCGCCTGCCTCTACCAGCCGCGCCCTGTCGCCCCCAGCACGGATGCCGACAGCGGCCCGTGGGGAGGTGCTGCATGAACAAGCCCACCATCGAGGAACTACTGCTGCAGATCCTCTCCACCTGCCTGCTGATCGACAGCCAGGGCAAGTGGAAGGCCACCTTCTATCTGTCCTGCATCGACGCGGACGTCTCCGTTTCAATCCACCGGGCCGACGACACCACGCCGTTAGGAGACCGCGTTGCCCATGCCTACGAGTACGCCTTCATCGGCGCCGACACCCGTGGCCGTCGCAGGAACCTCACGGAGGACGAATCCCGGCAGAACCTGTCGATGCTCCTGACCTTCACCCAGCGCTACCTCAGCATGGAGGCCGCGGCATGAAGCCCTTCCTGATCGGCCTCACTGGCCGCGCTCGCTCCGGCAAAGACACTGCGGCGAACTACCTCGCCGCCCAGTTCGGCCTGCTGGTCTACGCCCTAGCCTCGCCGCTGAAGCTGGCCCTGCTCGACATGCTGAACTTGCCCGGGTCCGCCCTGGAGGGCCCGGCCAAGGAACAGCCGCTGCCGTGGCTGGGCAAGTCGCCTCGCGAACTGATGCAACTGCTGGGCACAGAGTGGGGCCGCAACTTAGTGCATCCGCAGCTCTGGCTGATGCTGGCCGACATGAACCTATCCAACCACCTGGAGGCGATGCCCCAGGCCCAGGGGTTCGTCATCAGCGACGTGCGTTTCGACAACGAGGCGGACTGGATCCGCGCCAAGGGCGGCGTAGTCGTCCACCTGCACCGCCAGGGTGCCGCTGACGTCACCGCGCACAGTAGCGAGTTGGGCATCACACCGGGGGCACGCGACCTGTTCATCACCAATGACGGCAGTCTGAACGACCTCTACCAGACGCTGGACGAAGTGATGGCACTGCTCCAACTCCGAGCAAAGAACGCAGCCTGAGAGGGCCAGCCATGAACCGGGATATCCGCCATGCAGCTGCCGCACTCGGCATCAGCGAACGGGACCTGCGCAACCACCTGCGGCAGCACAAGGATCTGAATCAGGACGGCACCCTGGCGGCCAAGCACATCGGCCAGGGCCACCTGTTCATGGATCCGCGCTCGCGCTGGAACCCGCGACTGGGCCAGTACACCCACTACAGCGTGGTGATGGTCACCGAGGCTGGAATCGCCTACCTGGCCAAGCGCCTCGGCGTGTCCATCACCGTCACCCAGCACAAGGACGACGTGGCATGACTACAACACCGAACCCCATCGCCGACGCCGTCGGCACGCTCAAGCTGATCGGCATGCACTTCGCGGCACCGACCGCCTACCCGGCCGACGCTCTGCAGGCCGCCGCGGCAGAGTGCATCAACCGCCTAGCCGGCCAGCCCCAGGAAGTAGCTCAACTGGCACTGCTCTATGCCGCCTTGGTAGCCATCACCCCGCGCGGCTGGCTGCCCCACGTCACGCTCACCAACGACGAGGCGCGTCCCTACGGCGCCATAGTCACCGACGCAGCGGGCAACGTCGCCGCCAGCGGCCTCGGCAAGACAGTCAACGGCCTCGTGGCCTTGGTGTCGGCCCGCCTACCGGCGGGGTGCGAGGAGGCTCTATGACGACACTCGAGCAGCTCTACCAGCAGTGGGGTACAGCGACGCTCACCCTCGCCCAGGTCCGGGCAGCGTACTTCCCGCACCTGAAGACCGATAAGCGCCTGCGGGCTCTGATCAAGAGCGGAGAGGTGGCACTGGTCACCCGCAAGCTCACGACGTCCCGGCTGGAGGAGCCGCTGGTGTACCTGACGGACCTGGCCGAGTTCCTCGACGCTAAGGGCGTCAAGGCAGCCTGATCGACGCGCCCCGGCGCAACCGGGTGAAACGACAGGGAGGAGTGGCAGCCATGTAGACATCCCAACCGGGGCAGGTCAGCCCAACTGGCCGAGCTCGACCAGCAGTCACATATGGCGGCGTATGTGAAACCGGAAGGCCTGGAGACGGGCCTTCCCCAGGGCGCTTTCGACGAGAGCGTCCTGGGGAATACCAACCACCACCAACGAGGCACAGCACATGAAAAAGACCGACGTGAACGACTTCTTCAGCTCGCTGAATGCGGGCGTCTTCGCCAACCAGATCGGCACGGCCCTCTCCGACGTCGGCTCCGGCGTGGTCGAGTTCGGCAAGAAAGGCAAAGTCGTCATCACCTTGGAGCTCAGTCAGATCGGCGAATCCAACCAGGTAAAGATCAACCACAAACTCGACTACAAGGTGCCCACCAAGCGCGGCAGTCGCAGCGAAGACACCGCGCTGGACACCCCGATGTACGTCACCCCTAACGGCCTGGAGCTATTCCAGACCAACCCGACCGACCAGTTGTTCAACCGCCAGCAGGCACCGGTCGTCCCCCAGGACGCTTAACCCGTCCACACCCCACAACCTCTACTACATCAAGGAACACAGCACATGAAAGAAGCACTGCAACTGGTCCTCGCCAACGCCATCGCTGCCGCAGGCACCCGTATCACCGGCTCGGCCGGCGCCATGGCGGTTGTCCCGGAGGGCTTCAAGCTCCAAAGCCTGGAACGGCTGGAAGCGCACCGCAACCGTTTCCGTGGTGCCCTGACCACCTCCTCGCTCGCAGATTTCGTAACCTACGTGAACGAGCGCGCCGGAGAAGAGGCTCGCGGCTTCGTCGACAAGGACAGCATGTCCTGCCGGGTGATCTTCAACCTGGGTGATACCGAACTGGCCGGGCACGCCGACGATATCGCCACCTTGGCGCTGCAGCCCACGGCCGCTTATGCCGCTCTGCAAGACATCGCTGGCCAGCGTCTGTCGCAGAAGGACCTGGCTGAGTGGATGGAAGACTGGCGCGACTTCCTGAAGGCGATCTCCCCGGATGATCAGGAAATGCCCCTGGTCCAGGCCATCGCGGCAGTACGCAACATCACCATCAAGGCTTCCAGCGAGCGCACCAGCGTTGAGGGCAACTTCAATGCGTCGCGCAGCGCCATGGACCAGATCGAGGCTGCCAGCCAGGACACGCTGCCGGCCTCGCTGATCTTCACCTGCCTGCCCTACGACGGCCTGCCGCTGCGCAGTTTCGTCCTGCGCCTGTCAGTGCTGACTGGCGAAGCCAAACCGGTAATCAAGCCTCGCTGGGTAGCTGAACAGCAGGTGCGAGAGGAAATCGCGCAAGAGTTCAAGGACATGCTCGCTACCGACATCACCTCCACCGATCTGACCATCGGCACCTTCAAGGTCGGCGAATAACTCCTACCACGCAGCACCCCGTCGCCGGCCTCTACACCGGCGGCGGGCTATACGAGGACACAGCACATGCCTATCACCTATCAGTTCATCATCGGCGGACTGGCTCTCGCCTGCGCCGCGGTTCTGTTCTTCGCACTCCGCGCCTCTCGCGCCGCCTATGCCAATGGCTACAACTCCGGCCACGACGATGCATCCAGAGCCTGCGAACTCCGCATCGAAGACCAGCAGGTCCACATTCGAGCGCTCCAGGCCGACGTGGGCGCGATGCAGGCGAAACACATCAACGATCGTGCAGCACTGCTTCTGCAGGCCGACCAGGTCCTGGACAGGAACAACGCCCGTAACCAGTACGCTCAGTTTCAGCCAGGCGACGTAGACACCCTCACCAGCTCCGCGAAGCTGCTCCGCCTCGCCGGAGACGTGTTCGCCCGCCTGCACGCTAACGACAAGGCTGAAGAGGCCCACGCCGCGCAGGACGCAATCCGCGCGTTGCTCCAGCGCATCCCGGCCGCACTCGCCGCTGAAGTTCCCCCGCCGCTTGATACGAAGCTGTTTGACTTCCTCGAGCAGCATGCAACCGGCTCCGCAGACTTCGGCACCTTCACCTTGAGCTTCGAGGTCGGCGACACCTTCCGGGGCACCAGGACGATCCGCGAGGCCGTCACCTACGCCTTGGTCAAGGCCGAGGAGTCCGCAATACCTGCGGCCAACCTGCTGCCCGCCAAGTCGACAGATGGACTCTCCGCCTGGGAGGCGGTGGACCTCGACTACACCGGCGACACCGCGCCGATGTGCATGTGAGGTGACCCATGACGTGGATCATCACCTACACCGGCAGCCGCTTTGACCTGATCCAGCCTGATCCGGCAAGCATTCACCCAACCGACATTGCCCACGCTCTCGCCCAGCAATGCCGCTTCAACGGGCACTGCGCGCCGCACTACAGCGTGGCGCAACACAGCTACTTCGTTGCCGACTTGGTTCCCAAAGAGCACCAGTTGGCTGCGCTTCTACACGACGCCACAGAGGCCTACATCGGCGACATGGTTCGACCGCTCAAGGAACTGCTACCCGACTTCCGGCAGATCGAGGCCGTCATCTGGTCAGCCATCTGTGAGCGCTTCGACCTCGACGAGCAACTGCCGGCAGAGGTTAAGCGCGCGGACCTGATTGCGCTCGCCACTGAACGGCGCGATCTGATGCCCTTCCATCAGGATGAGTGGGGTTGCCTCGAAGGCATCGAGCCCCATCAAGCGCCCATCAGTCCCTGGTCCGCAGCTGACGCGCGATACCACTTCCATCGGCGCCTGCTTGAACTTCTCGCGGTTACCCATCGCAAGGGGGTGACGGCATGAGCGCAGCTCTGAAAAAGCAAGTTTTTGAATTCAAGACGCAGTACGGCCTGGCCCTGGACGATACCGACGACGCGATCATCGTCGACCTGTTCGCCGGCGGCGGCGGTGCCAGCACTGGCCTGGAAATGGGCCTGGGCCGCAAGGTCGACCTGGCCATCAACCACAACCCGGCCGCAATCAGCATGCACGAGGCCAACCACCCGCACGCCGAGCATCTGCCGACCGATGTCTGGGGCATCGACCCCATCGAGGCCACCAAGGGCGCCACCGTGGGCTGGCTGCACGCCTCCCCGGACTGCCGGCATCACAGCCAAGCCGCAGGCGGCCAGCCGCGGAAGAAGGAGATCCGCGACCTAAGCTGGGTGGTGATCAAGTGGGCCGGCAAGCTCCACAAGCTCGGCCGCGGGCCGTGGGTCATCAGCCTGGAGAACGTGAAGCAAATCCTTCAATGGGGCCCGCTGATCGCCAAACGCGACAAGTCGACCGGCCGCGTCGTGCGCCTCGACGGCACTGTAGCCGGTCCCGGCGAACGGGTGCCGCGGCACGAACAGTTCCTGGTGCCCGATCCGAAACGCAAGGGCCGCACCTGGCGTCAGTTCCTGCGCGCCCTGGAAGGATTCGGCTACCACGTCGACTATTGGGTCGAGCGCAACTGCGACTACGGCGACCCGACCACTCGCCAGCGCCTGTACCTGGTGGCCACCGACGGCGGTTTCGAGCCTGTGGCGGCG